AAACCGCCAAGGATAAGTTTTCAGCGCGCTACTGGTCTTGCAAGAAATGGTGATCTGATGGCTGCTAAGAAGAAAAAAGCTGATGATGCTTGCGTCAGAAAAGTAAAGTCACGCTACAAGGTTTGGCCCAGCGCTTATGCATCCGGTGCAGTAGCAAAGTGTCGAAAAGTCGGCGCTAAGAATTGGGGCAACAAAAGCAAGAAGAAGAAATAATGGCAGTTCGTAAATCAAAAAAAGGTACTGCCCTTAAGAAGTGGTTTAAGGAAGATTGGCGCGATGTGAAGACAGGTAAACCCTGCGGTCGCTCCGGTAAGAATGATAAGCGTAAAAGCTATCCCGCTTGTCGCCCAGCCTCTCAGGCTAAAAATAAGTCTGCAAAGAACGCAGCGAGCAAAAAAACAAGCTCTAAGCGTATAAGCTGGGGCAAAGCTAAATATAAAGGGTAGGATTACGATGGATGAACGTCTCTCGCGCATGGAGGACAAATTGGATCGATTGTCCGAGGCAGTAGTAGCAATGGCTAGGATGGAAGAGCGGATTTTGACCGTTTTTAAACGTCTTGAGCATATCGACGCTTCATTCAAGAAGTTTGATGACCGAATGGATGACATGGAGAAACAAGCAATTGCTAGAGGGCAGAAAATAGCCTTCGCAGAGCGCTTTTTCTGGATGGTTTGTACGGGAGCAGTAGGCCTAGCCTTTGTATATCTAAGATGACTGAAAAAAAGAAATTATCAGAGCGCCAACAGGTATTTATTGATGCCATAATGGGTGAAGCAGCCGGTGATATTCGAGCTGCTATGGATATCGCGGGATATTCTAAAAATACAACAATAAAAGAGGCTGTAGAGCCCGTCAAAGATGAGATTGTTGAAGTAGCACAGCTAATGATGGCTATGAACGCGCCTAAAGCTGCAGTTGGCTTAACAAACGTCATCACAGATCCTAGTGCTTTAGGTGCAAGGAACATAGTAGCCGCCGCTAAAGAAGTCTTAGACCGAGCAGGGGTAGCTAAAAGGGAGACAGTAGAAGTTAAAGGCCCAGAAGGTGGTATTTTTATACTTCCCCCAAAACAAGCTACTGAATGACACAAGATACAGATTTTCCTGACAAGCGCAGGGCAAATAGAACCGCTAGAATAGCCTATGGCTACAAACCATCACCTGATGATCCGTGTATCCTAATACCGGACGAGGACATGGTAGAGTTCATAATTGGCGCGCTTGATCATATAGACAACGGTGGATCTCTCAGAGAGACCGCGGCATGGCTTACTCAGAAGACGGGTAAGTCTATATCGCATCAAGGTATCAACAAGATCTGGAAGGAGCGTAGAGGAGCTCTAGAAGGAAACAAGAGAGAGAAGCAACAGAAGAAGACTCGTAAAGCGAGGGCTCCTAAAACAGGCCCAGAGAAAGCTAAGGCTAAGATTAAGCGTAAAGCTGCGGATGCTAAACGAGTATTAACTCTGCAGAAAAAAAAACTAGAGCAGTGGGAAGATCCTCCAAAGCCCGATACGCCCAAAGCGCCTAGGACTATAAGTGATAGCCTAGATTTCGAGGCAGCTCCTGCAGAAAAAGAGATTGTATTTGCCCCTAATCCCGGGCCTCAGACAGAGTTCCTATCAGCTAGTGAACGTGAGGTGCTATATGGAGGCGCAGCCGGAGGTGGAAAAACCTATAGTCTGATTGCAGACCCTATGAGGTACTTTTCCCACCCAGAATTTAATGGCCTGATTTTGCGTAAAACTACGGATGAGTTGCGTGAAATTATATGGAAAACACAAGAGTTATACCCAAAGGCTTTCAAGGGCGCCAAATGGCAAGAAAAGAAAAGTCAGTGGGTATTCCCAAGCGGAGCACGTTTGTGGCTCACTTACTTGGAGCGTGACGAAGATGTGTTGAGATACCAAGGGCAAGCTTTTAGCTATATAGCCTTTGATGAGCTCACCCAGCATCCTACGCCCTTCGCTTGGAACTATATGAGATCGAGGCTTCGGACAACAGCTCCAGACCTCCCGATCTTTCTCCGAGCCACTAGCAACCCCGGTGGCCCCGGTCATGGATGGGTTCGCAAGATGTTTGTGGATCCGGCGCCGGCAAATATACCCTTCACTGCAACTGATATCGATACTGGTGAAGAACTACGATACCCAGATACCCATCCAGATAAAGCTGGCAAGCCATTATTTCAGCGTAGGTTTATACCGGCATCTCTCTACGATAATCCTTACCTAGCTAACGATGGCGCATATGAAGCTAACTTGCTCTCTCTACCAGAGATGCAGCGCAGACAGCTCCTAGAGGGAGATTGGGCAGTTGCTAGCGGTGCAGCCTTTACAGAATTTAGGACACATATACATGTCGTTGATCCCTTCGAAATCCCAGATACTTGGCGCAAATTTAGATCGGCAGACTACGGATATAGCTCACACAGTGCTGTGCATTGGTACGCTATCGATCCTTCTTATAATACCCTCATTGTTTATCGCGAGCTGTATGTATCAAAGCATACAGGCAGAGATCTAGCTAAGGCGGTACTAGAGGCTGAGAATGGAGAAAAGCTCTCCTACGGCGTCCTAGATAGCTCCTGTTGGCATCAGCGCGGTCAGCTAGGCCCATCCATAGCAGAAGAGATGATTAGCCAAGGATGTAGATGGCGACCTTCTGATAGATCTAGGGGATCACGGGTAGCGGGTAAGAACAGATTACATGAACTTCTAAAAGTAGATGAAGACACACAGATGCCCGGAATAGTGTTCTTTAATACTTGCAGACAAATTATTGCCGATCTCCCCACGATACCTAGCGATCCTAAAGGTACGGACGATATCGATCCTAGATACGCCTCAGATCACGCATACGACTCTATACGTTATGGAATTCAATCTCGACCCCGAGCCTTTAGCGCCTTCGATGATGGTCGCGGAATTCCACAACAACAATGGCAACCTTCAGATAACACGTTTGGATACTGATAATGGCATTAATGCAACCGCCCACCGATACCGTCACCGAAGATATGACTGATGAAGCAAACGTCATAGCTTTAGAAGAAGATGGTGATGTCGAACAAGAAAATAATGAATACTCTGGCATTGTCGGTTTTATCAATTCAGCCTTCCAAAGATCTAAGGATGCGCGCCTAACTGATGAAACACGATGGCTAGACAGCTACAGAAACTACCGTGGGATATACGGCCCAGAAGTACAATTCACAGACACAGAAAAATCTAAAGCATTTGTTAAGATAACTAAGACTAAAGTACTCGCTGCGTATAGTCAGATTATTGATGTACTGTTTGCCGGTAGTAAATTTCCAATTGGTATTGAGGCTCGTAAATTTCCTTCGAATGTAGCAGGGGAAGTGAGCTATGATCCTAATGCCCTGACTACCGATAAAGTCAAAGAAAAAACTGGTATGGATTATGAGGTTCCTCGTAATATTACCCGACCAGATATTGCTAAAGATCTAGGTATTTACTCAAATAAACTAAAACCTATTGAGGATGATCTCGAGCTTGGAGCTGGTACAAATCCCGGTTCTATTACATTCGAGCCAGCTAAAAAAGCTGCACAAAATCTAGAGAAAAAGATCCATGATCAGCTAGAGGAAACATCTGCTTCTAAGCATCTTAGATCGATGTCTTTTGAGATGTCTCTGTTTGGAACTGGTATTCTTAAAGGGCCGTTTGCGTTTGATAAAGAGTATGCCAAATGGAATGCTGAAGGTGAATACGAACCTATCTTCGAAACTATCCCTAAAGTTGAGTACGTTTCTATCTGGGATTTCTATCCTGACCCTGATGCGCGCAATATGGAAGAGGCTGAGTTTACCGTACAAAGACATAGGCTAAACCGCACTCAGATGCGTCAGCTTAAGAACCGCCCTCACTTCAGAGAGGAGAGTATCGAGCTCGCTATCGATATGGGATCCTCATACATGCGTGAATACTGGGAAGATACCTTAGAGGATTCTCAGAATAAGTCGGACGTAGATCGTTACGAGATCTTAGAATATTGGGGTGTAATAGATAGTGAGTTGGCTCTCGAGGCCGATATGGAGATTCCTACAGAGCTAGAAGAACGAGACCAGATTCAAATCAATGCTTGGATATGTAATGGTCAGATCCTACGCCTAGTATTAAATCCATTTACACCAGTACGCATTCCCTACTCATCCGTACCTTATGAGGCAAATCCCTATAGCTTTTTTGGGATCGGAGTAGCTGAAAACATGGCAGACACACAGCTGCTCATGAACGGATCATATAGGATGGCGATCGATAATGCCGCGCTCTCAGGAAACCTACTAATTGAGATTGATGAGACGAACTTGGTTCCGGGCCAAGACATGTCTGTATACCCGGGCAAGGTGTTCCGGAGACAGAGTGGAGCCCCGGGTCAGGCCATCTACGGCACAAAATTTCCGAATGTTTCTCAAGAACTTATGATGATGTTTGATAAGTCTCGGCAGCTTGCTGATGAAGCTACAGGCATTCCATCATACTCTCACGGCAGCACCGGAATTATGGGTGTAGGAAGAACAGCCTCCGGTATGAGTATGTTAATGGGTGCAGCGCAACAGGCGATTAAAACTGTTGTAAGAAACATCGATGATTATCTTCTTAGTCCATTAGGTAAGGCACTGTTTAGCTTTAATATGCAGTTTAACTTTGACCCTCAGTTTATTGGGGATCTAGAGGTTATACCTCGCGGAACAGAGAGCCTGATGCGGAATGAAGTTCGCAGCCAGCGCCTACTGCAGTTTATGCAAATGACTCAGAACCAGCAAATGGCTCCGTTTGTTAAATACGATTACATTTTGAGAGAGCTAGCAGCATCTATGGATCTTGATGAGGATGGCATCCTTAACGATCCTAGAGAAGCTATGATCCAAGCTAAAATGATGGCTTAGATCCAATCAATGATGCCTCAACCTGATCCGGCAGCACAACCTCCGGAAGGAGGGGCTCCTAACCCAGATGATCCCACAGGTACTGGTGGAGGTAATATAGCTCCCGGGTCTGCTCCTGAGCCAGATGCACAGGGCTTCACAGGATCTGGTGGTGGAGACAATGGAGGACAGCAACCTCAAGAAGCGCAGCCTCCCGCACAACCTCCGGTACAGTAAATGGATAAGAAATTTTACCGAAGCATTCTCCTGATGGTGAATCAGAAGGATACATTTGAAATGCTGCAGTCCTACGCAGATGCTCGCATAGCCATTCTCCGAGAGCAGCTAGAGACAACGAAAGAGATTGGTTCGATACGAGAGATCCAAGGCATGATTGGTGAGCTTAAGCGTTTTAAAACTTTACGCGAGCAAGTGATCAAAGGGGCTGAATAATGGGTGTACTAGACTTCATATTCGGTAACAAAGATGATGATGATCTAGAAGCAGCATCCACCTCTACAGAAACCGACAAACCCCTAACCATAGAAAATGTACCGTTCTTCCAGCGCCCTATCGGGGCCAGTGAAAATGACATAATGGTAGGGTTCGATGAGGCGGGTAATTATAGGTACAGAACTGGCTTTGGTACTGAGTATACAGTCAAACTAAACCCTGATCAGAGAACCATTAATCAGAAGATTAAAGATGCTGTTCCTGTGGTCACTGAGGCAGTCACAGACTACGTTAAAGATCCATACCTACCTAGTAAGGAAGCTGTAAAAAACTTTGCCTACGACTCCACGGTAGGCGCCGTTAATGAGCTCGATCGTATCATGTTTAGCGGTGAGGCTACTTACGGAGATGTATTTGGCCTAGGATTAGGAATGGGTGGCGCCCCTAGAGTAATTAATAAGGTTGTAGATATCGCTCCGGATGGGGATCAATCTTCAACACTGGGTATGTTCCTGCCGGCTTCTAAGCTAAAGGACGGTAAGGGTCTAGTAGACCAAGCTAACCAGATGAAGGCTGCAGGATCTACTAGAGATGAGATCTGGGAAAAGACAGGCTTATGGCAGCTTGGTGATGCAGAAGAATGGCTCACTGAGATACCGGATAATAAAGCCGAAATTGCTCTGACAATTAACGATGCTCCGGCCCAAACTAAAACAGTTACGCAGACAGTTAGGCGACAGGTTGGTGGGGCAGGACTATCCCAAGGAGAAATTATACAGGCCAAGACTCGGGCTCGTATGGAAGCTATCAAGCTCCGCAAACAAGCCGAGAATGGGGAGGTTCCCCCGCAGTTTGTAGAGAGTGAGATTGCTAGGATACAGGCTGAGCTCAGAGCTATGACAGGCGGGGATGAAATACCTGACTATGAAGATGTAGTGATTACTAAGGAAGTACCTATCCCTAAGCCGAAGCTTTCAAAGGGTACGGGAAGTACTCCTCTGGATCAGGTTTTATTTCATGACGATTATTATGACGCTATAGGATCCGCTAACGTAACTGACATGAGCCGGCTTCCTACGGCAGAAGCGGGTAGGCGTCAAGATTCTTCCGCAGGAGAAAGTGCCAGCGGTGTATCTTATCCGGATACTCCATTTAATAGGATGGCTCTTCGAAATAGCGGTAAGAAAAAATCTATGGTTAGCTCGTTTACTAATGCGGGTGACTGGATCAAGAGCCCTAGAAATGAGAGAGACAAAGTAATTGTAGATCGATGGAACTCAGGGGATCTTACGGAGCAGCAAGCTAGATCTCAGATGATTTTATCTACGATGTTGCATGAAACACAGCATTGGACAGATTCAATTTTTGACTCAAAATCTGGCGTAGGGTTCAGTTCAGATAGAAGCGACAAAGCCAAGGCTGCCATGCAAAGTGCTTTTGAAAGGTCAATGAATCAGGCCTTTCTAGATAATTATGCGACAGGAACTAGACTAGCTACTGTTCTAAATTCTACCCCCGATAACGCTTTATATAAAAACAAAATTAAAGAATTAGATCTT